AACAAGACTGCTTCGGTACAGGTAAACGGCACCTCGGGCGGCCACATCTTGTTTCCCGGCAGCGGTGCCGCTGCAACCTCCGCGTCGCTGGCATCCGGCAACTATGAACACTTGGTGCTGCAGTTCGACGGCAGCAATTTCCGGGTCGTCGAGGCGACACCGGCAACAGCTACCAAGATGGGTCTCTCCGGCAACGCCCCGGGCATCAACCGATGGAGCTTCCCGTCGGTCGCTACCTACGCCGCCTCGCAGAGCGACAACGGTAATGCGGTGTCGAGTTACAATACGCCGACATCGTCGCTGATCGTGACCTTGCCGTCGACAAATTCGATCGGTGCCGGTTGGATCATGGGATTTGCGACTGACAACAGCAAGACAATGACAGTGCAAGTCAACGGCGCAAATGGCGAAAAAATCCTGGTTCCCCAGGGCGGTGGCACGTCAAGCAATTCGATCACCCTAGCGGTCGGCCAGAATTACGAATTTCTGGCGCTGCAATTCGACGGAGCGAACTTCAGGGTTGTCTCGGCGACGCCGCAAACCCTCAACAATCTGGGCGGATTGATCAGTTCGGGTTCGCCGGCCTCGTCGTCGGTCTGCACGACCAACCAAATCACGCACGACAGCGAGTTCCTCTACATCTGCACGGCGACAAACACCTGGAAACGCGTCGCGATTACGGGAGGCTATTAATGATTGCCGCAGCTGATCGTGCAAAAGGTGCGGAGTAAGCCATGCCACCCGCCGGCGGAAAGCGGACCCCATTGACACTGCCCGGGGCCGGGCCAATCGCATCCTACACCTGGGGCGCCTGGGGAACTCAGAACGATATTACCCAGTTTCGCGACGTCTTTCAGCCTGACCAGGGAATCTTTTCTCCGAGTTATCCTCTGGTACCCACCGAGCGCGAGCGGGTACGATTGTGGGATTTTCCGGTCGGTTACAACACGACCTACACGCCACGCTCCTACGAGCCCATCGGTTTCGAGGAGCTGCGGGCCTTGGCCGAAAGTCACGATATCACGCGGCTCGCGATCGAAACCCGCAAGGACCAAATCGAGAAGCACGAGTGGATTATCAAATCGCGGACGAGCGCCACGCAGCGGCGGACGCTGCAATACGCATCGAGCAGTTGACCGAGTTCTGGCGGATGCCCGACAGGGAGCAACCGTTCGCGACCTGGCTGCGTGAGGCTCTCGAGGACGTCCTCGTACTCGATGCACCCGCCTTCGAAGTACGTCGCAACCGCGGCGGCGACATTATTGGCCTCGATGTCGTTGACGGGTCGACAATCAAGGTGCTGGTCGACGACACTGGACGTCGGCCGAGGCCGCCGGCGCCAGCCTATGAGCAGGTAATCCACGGCCGGCCGTGGCGCCTTCTAAGCGACGCCGAGCTGATCTACCTGCCGCGCAACCGGCGCCCCCACAAGGCGTACGGGTTCAGTCCTGTCGAGCAGATCGTCGTGACAGTCAACATCGGGCTGCGCCGCCAGTTCATGCAACTGCAGCACTTTACCGAAGGGAATGTCCCTCCAGGGCTGCTGAGCGCCCCGGACGGCTGGAACGCGGAGCAGATCCATCGCTTCCAAGATTGGTTCGACTCTATTTTGGCTGGCAATACCGGCAGCCGTAGCCGGCTACTCTGGGGACCGAGCGGGGTCAAATACCAAGCCTTCAAGGAAGCACCCTATAAGGATGATTTTGACGAGTGGTTGGCGCGCATAGTCTGTTACGCATTCTCGTTGCCGCCGACCGCCTTTACCCCGCAGGTCAATCGGGCAACGGCGCAGACCGCGCAAGAGGCTGCTCTCGAGGAGGGTCTGGCCCCGCTGATGGGCTGGGTCAAGCGGTTGGTCGATAACGTCATCCAGACACGGATGGGCCACAGCGACCTTGAATTCGCCTGGTCGGATGTCCAGCCGACGGATCCCAAAGACCAATCGGTGATCCTCACCAACTATGTCAAGGATGGCATCTTCACATTGAACGAGGCGCGCGACGTCCTGGGCCTCAATCCAGTCGAGGGTGGCGACGTGCCGATGTTCGTGACCGCTCAAGGGCCGGTCCAGCTCCGTGACCCGGTAACGCCCAAAACGGAAACCCGCGCAGGGACTGTCGGCGAATAACCGCAGCCCGTCTTCCCGGTTAGTCCGGGCGGCTCGCAACTGCCGCCTCAGGACTCTCTTTGCGCGACCTGATATCGAAGAACACAGGAGCCTCTGATGAGCGTGCTGCCATCGGATATCGTCGTCTATGGCTCGACTGACATGCCTGAGACGGACGGCGCCACGATAGGCGGCGCGGTCGACTTCACCCGCCGTGTTACGTTCTACGACGTCGGCCCGACAGGCAGCGTCGATGTCATCTCCAGCGCATCGAGCGACACCGCGACCAACATTGTCTATTCCGGCCGCGACTCCGCCGGCATCATTCAAAGCCAGACACTGACCTTGAACGGGCAGAGCTGGGTGACCGGGTCACAATCGCTCGAGCGGTTGCTCTGCGCCGCATTGTCAGGGGCGAGTGCGAACGGACCATTGACAAACCCGGGAGGTCCTCCCGCGGTCGGTGACGTGGCGCTCGCTGCCCATGGTTGCGTGCTGCCTCCGGGCGCGGCAACGACCGACGCAACAATACATACCGGACAGGCCGGCTCGGCCAACCACAGCGGCGCGACGCCTGCCCTGTTCAAGCTGCAGTCGGGTGACGGCGACATGGTCTCCGCTGGCCAGATCATATGGACCAAGAGCGGCACCGGGCCAAACCAATTGCGACAAATCATCGCCACCGCCGGCTACGGCACTGACATGGTTGCGGTTAACCGCGACTGGGAGACCGTACCGGACACCACGACCACGTACAAGATCCTCAAGGGGATGCTCTTCGAGATCTCGCCAAACCCCGTGACCGCAGTCATCCGCATGTTCTCGAGCACTATGGCGGATGTGCCGGCCGGGTCTCAGCGAACCTATTACGAAAAAGTCTTCGTTGTGAACAACAACACTGCGACGGCACTGACCGGCGCACAAATAGAGGCCGCGAGCGACACGTCGGAACTGTCTTCGGGTGCGCTTTTGGACTTGGCGCTGACAACGGGGTTGAATGACACCGGAACGGTCGCCAACCGCCAAACGGCGCCTTCTTTAGGCGTCGGTGCCTTCACCACGCAGCCAGCCTTTTTGAGCGTACCGAGCCCAGGCAATCTACCGCCCGGCTCGGTACCGAATGCGGCCGGCGCGCAAGGTGTGTGGCTGCGGCTGACCTTGCCGGCCGGCGTCCTGCCATACAAAGGCTCGGCCGATCTGCGGCTCCAAGGGTCGACAACCTGAACGGCGGGATTCGAAAGAGACGGGAGGCGACGATGTGGAGTGGATTTCCGTCGATGCCTATACCCGCTAATGCCTTTACCCGCCAATGGGATTGGCCAGTTCACTCTGGACCAATACGCGTGAATTTCTTAAATGCTCTCGATCTCTAATCTTGTCGCATTAGCTTCATCGCCGACTGGCACGCTCGTTGCCAACCTCACCGAGAGCCTCTCGAACACAGCGACCTTCTACGCCGAAGGCGTCGAGGGCATCTTCGGTGTATCCGGGTCCACCATTATCAGCCTCTGGGATCCTACATTGCCCCCAATGGCTGGTTTTTACGGCCTGAAATTGGGCTCTTTGCAGGACAGCTATAAGCTCGCGCGTGCAAAGTTCGTTCTCCAGGTGACACCGGCTCTTACATTTGAGGAGTCTATTATGGCATCGCAAATTACATCGCTAACCCTCGTCGAGGGCGGTGCGTCCATGCACGTAACCGTTGGCGATCAGAATGGAAATCCGATTCCACCCTCTAATATCGCATGGGCAACTGCGTCGGAGCTTATTATAACCGCTGACGCGACGGGATTTAACATCGCGGCAATTCCTCGCAGCACGGCCACGTCGTTCAGCCTCACAGCGACAGATACCGCGCAAACTCCCAATGTGTCTGGATCGCTCACGATCAATATCACTCTGCCACTGATCACCTCGCTGACATTCACGTCGCCATGACGGCGGGGCACCGAATGCGGCCAGCGCGCAAAGGTGTGTGGCTGCGGCTGACCTTGCCGGTCGGCGCCATGCCCTTCAAAGGCTCGGCCGATCTGCGGATCCAAGGGACGACAACGTGATGATAAGGGCGACAATGTCATGAGCAATCCTCTCAGCGTCGCATCATTGGCGACGTTCCCACTGGGACCCGGCCAGTCGACCGATAATCTGACCGGATTGCCGAATGGCCAGGCGGCTTGGGGCTCTCGGTGCGACCTTGGTGCAATATTACGATGACATCGTGGCGCCGCTCCAGATCAAGTCGGGGAGCTCCGTGAGTGGGTCGGGCACTGCCTCGTTGTTTCTGGTGTGCAGCGAGGACGGCGTCAGTTGGACGAACGGGATAAATCCCAATTCAACTTCGGACCAGTCTTCGCTGATTGGGAGTTTGGCGTCGCTGATGCCGGTGGTGACGGTGGCGGCGAATACAACTCTTTATCACTTTCCCGAATTTTCGGTCTATTCGTTGCTCGGCTTCATGCCGACCTACTGGTCGATCCTGGTATACAACCAATCGGGCGCCGCATTCGATCTTGCGGCGGCGAGCTTCTACGCCAAGCACTCGCTGGTGAGCTATGCGTAGTATCCTCGCCGCTACTATTGCCAGCTTGCTCGCTGCGCTCGGGTCCGGCGTGGCTCGTTCACAGGACACGTCCTTCAATCGTGTCATTACCCTCGGCGACGGTTTGACCAATCAAGTGGGGGTGTGCAACACCGGCTTGCAGACGATCGGTTCGGCCGGCGGCACGATCTCGCCGCAAAGCTGCGCTCTGGCCTACTCATCAGCCCATACGGTCTCGATCGGGGATGGCGTGCAGCTCTATCTCGCCAACGGCACCAGCGCCATTACCTTCATGCTGGCCCGCGCCAATGGTGCCACTCTCAGCGGTGCGGACGGCGCCGGGTTCTGCTTCGCCGACCTCTCGCAGCACGGGTTTACGCTGCAAACAACGTCGTCGAGCTTCTCGGGCTTCCCCGGGATCAGCGGAAGTACGGCGACATTCAATTCGAATACCTATGTCTGCGCGAGCTCGGACGGCAACGACCACTGGTCTCTAGCGGTGACGCCCGGATTGGCGACAACAGCCTCTTTCGGGATCGTCCAGCCGGACGGCACGACGATCGCGATATCGAATGGCGTAATCAGTGCGACGGCCGCCTCTGGCGTGAGCCGCGTCGTCGCCAGCGGCGCGACCGACTCTGCGTCGACAGCCGACAATACAATCGTCTGGAACAGCACGTCATCATCGGCCAAGACCGAGATCCTGCCGCAATGCACCTCGTCAGCCCCGATTGTCGGGCACACCTTCTGGGTCAAGGGCGCAAAGGGCGATGAGGGGACCAACAATATAACCGTGCTGGCGACCGGCGGCTCGACATTCGACGGAAGCGGAAGCGCCATTATCAATGGCGCACGCGGCGGTTACGGGTTTCAGTGTGACGCGGCCGGCGGCAATTACGACGTGTTGGCCTATTACTCCGGGAACGGGGTCTTTGGTAGCGGTCCGATCCCGTGCGGTGCGCTGCAGGCGGACTTCTCAGTGAGCACCGGCTGCAACGCAGTCGCTTTTCCGATGACCATCAGATAACAGGAGCGCAAGACAGTGAGATCGAAAATCTGGATCCTGGCCGCATCGATCGCGGCGGCCATGGGTTGCGGCACGGCGGCGCACGCGACCTGTCCGAGCCCGTTCACAGTAAAGGACTCCGCTGGGACAACGCAGAATGTAGCCGGAATTAATGACGCGAACAACAACTGCGTCTTCCCGAACGCGATCACCGACGGCAGCGGTGCCGCGAACCGTGCGGCGGTCAAGGCCGGTAGCAGCTCACCGGCGGCGACTGATCCGGCTCTGGTTGTCAGCGTGTCGCCCAACTCCTTGGGGTGCGCCGGTGCCAGCATCACGAATACGACTTCTACGCCGGTCAGCGTTACAACTAGCAGCCAGATTATTTCGGGTGCAGTAGCTAAGCGGACCTACATCTGCGCGATCAATCTCGTTGTCGGCGCCGCCGACAACGTGGCGCTTGTTGAAGGCACGACAGTCTCGACACCCTGCGACACCGGCACGGCCGGCATGGCGGGTGGCGCCACCGCGGCGACAGGATGGAATCTTGCGGCCAATGGTGGCCTGACGCTGGGTACCGGCCTCGGCATTGTGTCGCGCACCGCGACGAATGCCGATCACGTATGTTTGCTTGTCAGTTCTGGCGCCCAGGTCTCCGGGACCATCGTCTGGACGCAGTTCTAATGCGGCGTCTCCTTTCTCTTGGCTTCCTGGTCGCCCTTGCATTGGGGCCGCGCCAGGCTCAAGCAGCCATAGCATTCGTCGGTGCGGCAGACCTTGGGGATAATGGCGGTAGCGGGGCCTTATCGGTTAATTACACGGTCGGCTCCGGTTCCGATCGGTTGCTCGTGGTGACGATCGCCGGCGGCGCTGTCGGGACGGATGCTGATGACATCACCTCCGTCACCTACAATAGCGTGTCGATGACGCTGGCCGACAAGTCGTCGGTGGCCGGCGGGCGTTATGTCTACCAGTACTACCTACTCAACCCCGCCAGCGGCAGTAATACCGTATCGATCATTGCTAGTAGTAACCATTATTTGCTCGCCGGCGTCTCCGAGTACACGGGTGTTGGCGGCCTGGACAACCATGCCACTAGCAACACCAATACGTTGAGCTTGACGACCATCGCCGATAACTGTTGGATCGTGACATCGGTGCCGCAGTATTCATCTGGAGCGGGAGCCGGCTGGACGCTCGAGGCGCATGACGGTACTTTCAGCAGCTGGTACATATTTGATGAAGGTCCGATCCACCCAGCGGCCAGCACCACGTTTGGCCCGTACACTACTCTAGGGCCGCCCGCATCTGTCGTTGTGGCATCCTATTCTCCGGCCGGTGCCGCTCTCCCATCTTCTTCGAACAGGGCTCTTTTGGGCGTGGGGAAATAAATGGGATCATGGCGATCACTGTGTGTATGTCTCTTTCTCGCACTTAGCGCACACTCAGCGCGGGCGCTGGATGGCATCATCCCTACGATCACATCGCCGGCCGATATCCTGTCACGTCGATCTACACTAATCACCCAGACATGGGGGGTATCGACCCTCCCCTCGACTCTTCCCACGGTTACCACCGGAATCACCAATCCATTCCCGAGCTTCAATGTCTCACGGGTCGATCGGTACGTCGCCTCAATGTCGAACGGTCAGACCAATACATCGAACCTTTACAACGCCAATTCCCCGAATAATGGGCGGGTGGTACTCATCAACCCGGGCCACCAGGGTACTTGTGACTGGACGATAATGTCGGCAGGCTACCGCATACAACCGGTGTTGCAGGCCCTGCTCGCGGCTGGCTACAACGTATATGCTATGAACATGCCGGCCTGCGGAGGATGGCGCATCCGGTCGTGCTGTTGTTTCACGGCCTTTTGAGCAGGCGCAGGCGCCCGGGTGTGCCGAGCTGGCGGCGTTTGCCGGGCGAGGCAAGCAGCCGATCTAGTGACACCTGCATGGGCGCCGGCGGTGCCGACCACTCGATCGGCACAGTATCACCGCCTGCCTGTCGAGCCAGAGATTCGAAGGCTGCAGGCGCCACTATGCTGATGGCAACCTGAGAGACAGCTGCCGATCGCAAGATCCGCCGAACGCGTCCGTCCGTGGTGCGCCGACGCAGGACAACACCCTCGGTCGAGGTCGGCTGTAGAAGCCGCCGAACGCGCCCGTCCGCCGTGCGACGGTGTAGGATCTTCGACATTCATCCCCCGCCGCCTTGGGTGCTTACCACATATGGAACAGTCGCCGCCCGCCGCCCGCTCCGCCCGGCCCGGTGCTCCCAAGTATCGAAAGGAGCACGGACTGGGCGTTAGGCGAGATCTGGTGCTGGTCGGCGACATAGTCGATCATGCCGTCGTAATTCACCGGCATGACCTTCGGCTCGAGAAATTTGACGGCCGCCTGGTAGTTCCTCATGAACGCTAGGTAGTTCGGATCGTAGTGCGATGGACCATTATCAGCAATATATTCGGAGTTCCCGAAACAGCAGTCGTCGCTGTAATTCGTGATTTGAAACTGCCGTCGCATCCCAAGGCAATGACCCGCAAGGAGCGGCGTGCTGGATGGCTTTGAGCCCCGTTGCCGGTGCGGTCGAGACTGCGCCAAAGCCGGGCTTGGCATCACTGATCGAGGCCGATCGGCTCTTCGCGGCCGCGACGGTTGGGCCAAATGCGCCCTGCAACGCCGTCGGTGGCTTGATCCTGTCAATGGTCTTGCGAAAAGCGGTTCCGTTTCTGCCCTGAAAGCCGCCAACTAGATCGGCCTTATTTGAGAAGGCAGGCGCGGCCCTTTTCCAGGTAACCGAACCCACCGCGCAGTTTTCGAGCAATAGCCACCCCGCTCAGAGGCCAATAAGGAATCCGGCTATGCGATTGGCGACGCCGTTTGACCCCATCGAATTAGGCGAGATCGACAATTTCGCGTTCGATTTTACCGCAGACATGGGCGCAGCGACGTTGGTTTCAACGGATTGGGCCTGTGCGCTGGCCCCGTTTCAGACGGCTACCGACCCAATGCCGCAGTCTCGGGTATTGTCGGTCTCGACCCAGACGACAATCCAGGTGCGCGCCGCAACCGATGGATCGCTGCAAACGCGTACAGGGTTCTTTTCGGTCGCCACGATCGGGGGCATGCCGACCACGGCAGCTGGCGGCACGTATATCCTCGAAGCAACGGCTGCTCTAAGCGACGGCCGTGTGCTCAAGCTCAATTCTACGGTCCTGTGCAAACCTCCGGGTCCGTGACAGTCAGGAATGCTCTGCCAATGACCACCCAGCTGCTCGCACCTGCACCTTTTGCGCAGTTTCAGACATTAGGCGGCTCGTACACGGCGGACGCCAAGGGCGTCATCGCTGCGGCTGCGATCGACGATGTGTCCGATCTGATACCTTGCTGCCCGCCTACCACAATCTGTTGGCGACGACCGATCCGGGACCGTCCAACGACAATACGCAGGATTATTCAGTCGGCTCGCGCTGGGTCAATACCACTGCCAAACGGATCTGGACGTGCCTGGCGGCAGCGACCGGTGCAGCGAGTTGGGCGCTCGACGGCGTCGCCCCCGAGGCCGGCATCGAGCCGTCGAACATATTGACCTTATTCGGGGGCGGATCAGGCGCGTTCCACAGCGGGGGCAACCTCACGCGCCTGGTAGGCAACCCGCTCGCCGGTAACAGTGCCGATACCACCGACGACGTGCTAGCGAGCTATGTCCTGCCAGCATCAAGCTTTGATGTCGCTGGCCGCGGGCTTTGCATCACCGCCCAGGGGAGCACCGGCCCCACCACCAACAACAAGCGCGTCAAGCTCTGGTTCAATGCCACGATTTCCGGCGGAACGGTCGGCACCGGCACTGTGATCGCCGACACCGGCGCCTGGACCAACCCACCGACGCCAAACAACAACGTCGGCTGGCAGCTGACGGCCAACGTTTTCAAGTATGGGGCCGCCGGGTCCAATACCCAGTACGCACAGGGTTCGGCGATTCTAGGCGGCGTCCATGGCGGGATCGGCATGCCGATCTTCGCAACAGCAACGGAGGCAGGGGCCATCGTTATCGCTGTGACCGGCTCGTCCTACACGACCGGTGCAGCCAACGACGTGGTTGCCACCTTGTTCGAAGTCAATGCGATGAATTGATCAGGTAACAGACATATGTTTCAGAAGACATTGTTCCAATGGCCGCTCCAACCCAGCACGGTCATCGGCTTGGGAATCCTGGCCGGCACCGTCTGTTATTTTGTTACGGGCGACCCTGCCTGGGCCGGTGTCGCCGCGGCGGCGGTCAAGATCCTCGTTCCCGACAACTCGGCGACGGCGGCGGGTCGGGTATTTGAAGCGATCAAGATACTGGCGGAGACATTAGGCCGGCCACTCCCGGCGGTCTTGCAGCAAGCGCCTGTCGTCTCCAGTGATCGAGGATCTGGTGCCGCATCGCTCGGTCAGGAGTTGTCAAAAGAATGACAAGCAACCAGCCTCACTCGCAGGGCCCACTGGCGGGGTGTTGATCATGCGGCTCTATGGCGCAATCCAGAAGGTCGAGCCTCAGGACGATGGAACCGTGCGGGTGCACGGGATAGCGTCGTCGGAGGTCACGGACGACCAGGGTGAGATCATTCGGGCCGAAGCGATGCGCGCGGCAGTTCCGGACTACATGCGTTTTCCGGCACTGCGCGAGATGCACCAGCTGTCGGCTGCCGGAACGACGCTGGAGGCCGAAGTCGGTGACGACGGGGCGACCCGTATTGTTGCCCACGTCGTGGACCCGGTTGCGGTCGCTAAGGTCAGAAACCAGGTCTATCGCGGCTTTTCGATCGGTGGCCGGGTCACGCAGCGCGAAGCCGGTAATCCCAAAGTTATCACCGGCCTGGTCCTCGACGAAATCTCTCTGGTCGATCGTCCGGCAAACCCGGAAGCCATCTTCGACTGTTGGAAGGCTGCAACCGAGACCCGTACGCTGTGCGACGAAGCGGATTCGAGCCTCGCGGCGGCAATCTCCTCAGCTGTCGCGCGAGAGCCATTCAATCCTCCTATCCAGATCTGGGCTTGCGGCGTGCCTGATCACCATCACCGCGCCAAAGGCGATGCGGTCAAATGTCTGGAAACACGGGCGCTCGAGGCGCCGGACTTTAGCTTGAAGCAGACAGCACCAGCGTTCTTCGCAGCTCCGCCGGAGCCCAAGCCGGAAGCCGGCAGTCCCGGCGGAACTAAAGCCGCGATCGATGCAGCAAAAACAGCGATTGAGACGGCCGAAGGAGCGCTCGCCAAGTTTGCCCCTGGCGGGGAACAGGGGGCCGATGGCCATGGGAATGTGAGCGCCACCCGCAGTTCTCTCGGGAGCCGCAAAGAGCTGAACTACGCCGATCACGGATACCAGTCTGACGGAAAGCGGCGCTACCCGATCGACACCGAGCGGCATATCCGTGCCGCTTGGTCCTACATCAACAGGCCCGGGAACACGGGACGATACACCGCTGAACAGGTCAAACAAATTAAGGCCAATATCATCGCTGCCTGGAAAGAAAAGATCGACATCGAGGGACCACCCTCGGCTAAGAACGATGAGAAGGCGTCCTATCCCGCGCTGACCAAGGCCTTTTGGGATGTCGGCCGCATGGCGCAGATCATTTTGGAACTCGACTGGCTCCGGGAACTGATCGAGGTCGAGGCAGTGATGGACGGCGATGACTCGTCCCAGCCCGCCCGAGTGCAGGCGCTCATCACCGAGCTGTGCGATTTTCTGAATGAGCTGGTGGCCGAAGAGGCAGATGAGATTCTGGACGACACGCAACTGGAAGCGGGATCGTGTTCGCTGGGCGCACCCGAACTACTGGCAATGGCCGCAGGAGGGCGCGGGGCAGTGCAGGTCGCCGCCCCCCTTAAGATAGGGAACTCCAAAATGCAGAAGCTCGCCGCCGGTCTTCTCGGCAAAGCCAAGCACTCGCAAGGTGACCAAGCGCTGGCGGACATGGCCCATTACGCCTGCGACAGATGCATAAAAATCGGCGACTTATCCGCAGAGGAGGAGCAGCACATGGACCGGGCGCGCGACCATCTGCGCAAGGCCGGCGCAGTCCCATTAGACGGGTCGAGCCTTGATGTGGCAGGCGGCTTCGGAAATGTGGCATCGCAAATGCGTCCTCCGCTATTAGATTTTGACCCCGGCGATAATGCGACAGTCGACACCTCCAAGAGATTGGGTTCGATCGCGGCGATGCGCAGTAAGCGCGGGCGGGCCCACCAGAACTTGATGGATCTCGCCCACGAATGCGTCAGCAAGCTGACCGATGCGATGGCGTGTTCTGATCTGTCACCAAGTTCCGAGTTGAGATCGACACCTGAGGGAAGTGCCAACCCCGAGGGGGTCAAAAAGATCGGTGCGCGCCATTCCGCCGAAATGATGAGCCATTTGCGCGCGGCGCATGCCGAGCTAGTCGTTGCCGGCGCCGAATGCGGCGCTGCGGACATCGGCGAGGAAGAGCTCGAGGGGACCGAATTCGAGTCGGTCAAAGCTTTGCCGACGAGAGACCTTGCTAAAGTGCTGGCCGGCGAACGCGCCGAAAAGACGGCGCTGGTCAAGGCGCTCAGCGACATGGTGCCGCTGCTCGACCGGCTGTCTAGGCGGGTCGACGACATTGCCCGCACTCCGCTCCCGCCACTGACGATCGCCAGGGGCAGCGTCTCTGTGTCGAAACAGCAGGACGGTGGCACCGGAACTGCCGTCGACGGCTCGCTCTCGCCAGAGGCAATAGCCTCCGCGCTGGCCAAGATGAGCAAGGAGGAGCAGACCCTCACACTGATCAAGGCGAGCTACGCCAATCCGATCACAGTACACGGTGCGGCGACCGACGAACGCTGACGCCCGCCGATGCGGGTCGGTGATCCCAACGCCAAACGCACTGAGCACGATTTCACCACTGCACTCGGCAAACTGTAGCTCATACCCAACCCGGCCTCGCGGCGAAGCCGAGCTTCGTCTTACGGCAGCAGTATAGGC